AATTTCCAAAAAATACGGGTTTGATAATGGTTTTCCAATGTTTAAAAATGGTGGGTATGAATTGATTAAATCTTATGATGAATTTTTACATTTTGTAGAGAATAATATTTTATGATTAAATGGAAATATAACAAAAAACAAACAAAAGAAATATCACAAATAATGGATTTACAAAATTGTGAATTTTCAGAAATATATTTAGATGAATTAGAAGATGATAAGGTTTATTTATATGGACTTTTACTTTTAACAAGAAAATTAAAAGTAAATTGGAGCCTAGAAAAAGCCCACCCAATATGTTTTAAAGGATTTGAAGAAGAACTAACTGAAGCAATGTCAATAGAAATGGCAAATAACGTAGATGCTGAAATAATAAAAACATTAAGCGAATGGACAAAATTAAATGCCAAAGATTGAATATAATGGAATAGAGTTCGATTCAGAAGAAGAAAGATTATTCTACCTTTACTTGGAAGAACTGAAGGTAAATGGTTATGTCCGTGATTTCACTTTCCACGCAGACTCCTTTACTTTGTCAGAAAAGCTCACGTATGAGTGGTTGAAAAAGATGAAAACAAAAAACACAAAGATGGAAAGTACACTTCTTCAACCCCATAGTTATGTACCGGATTTTAAAGTTTTATGGAACTCAAAGTCTTTGGGAATTTTTTATGAAAATATTTTTAATGGAAAAACAAAATTAGATTCTGTTCCATTTATAAACAATATAGATAAAAATGGAAAAGACCTCGGGTCTTTTATAGAAATAAAGCCTTCGTTTGATTTTCAAAATATGACAAGATTGTCTATTATTAATATTAAGTGGGTTTTTTCTAAACATAATATTCTTATTCAAAAAATAACTCCGGTTGCTAAAAATAAATGCTTATTCAAAGATACATTTGTTCCGGAAAAAGCCCTTTTAACAAAAACTAAAAAGAAGAAAAAATACCATTTTGAGGTTAAAAGTTTAGAAGATTATATAAATAATTGTAAGATAGAAAAGGACAGAGGGTAGCTCCCTTTTCCTGCCTATACAGGATTACTTTCTATCTCCTACTTGTAACTTTATAGGAGGTATCTTATGACTTATATAATCTACAAAACTATTAATCAAATTAATGGTAAGTATTACGTTGGACAACACAATACTTCGGCAAACGATGGGTATATTGGTTCTGGAATAATATTAAAAAAAAGCCATCAACAAATATGGTAAAGAAAACTTTATTAGAGAAACTCTTGAGTTTTGTACTTCTGCTAATGTCAATGAAAAAGAAATTTATTGGATTAACAAATTAAAGTCTATAAATACGAAAATTGGTTACAACTTACATGAAGGTGGTATTGGTGGGAAAGTATGGAAAGGTGACCATCCCCATAAAGGAAAGACTGGTGAAAAATCTTATTGGTTTGGGAAAAAACATTCCGATGAAACAAAAGAAAAAATATCAAAATCAAAAATTGGTAAAAAACTTTCTGAAGAAACTAAAAATAAAATGAAAATTTCACATACTGGTAAATTCAAAGGACCGATGTCAGAAGAACAAAAGAAAAAGTTAAGTGAAGGACGAAAAGGAGAAAAACATTGGAATTTTGGTAAAAAGTTTTCAAAAGAAACTAGAAGTAAAATTAGTGAATCGCAAAGTAAAGAAAAACATTCTCAAAATAAGTATATATTCACCCTATCTAATAAAGAAAATTATTGGGATTTGCCCAAAAATATGAGAGCTAATATTAATGGTAAGTTTAGAATAAAGAATACTAATGTTATAACATACAAAGGTATTCAAATTGAAAGGAGGCTAAAATGAATAAAAGTTCACTTTCAGAGTTGTTCACATCCGAAGACCAAGAAGCATTAGAAAAACAAAAGAAAACCATTTTATTCGACGGGCATAATATGGCATATAGGTGCCTCTTCTCAGCCATCTTTATGAACCCAGAAGACAATGAAAAATTTTACTTCTGGCGACATTTGTTTATGAATAGTCTTATGAACACTATTAAAAAGTTCAATGCTGAGAGAGTCGTACTTGCTTTTGACACAAAGGGAAGTTGGAGATATGAATTCTTTTCAGAATACAAAGCACATAGAAAAAGAGCAAGAGATAAAGCTGTTGTTGACTTTGAAAAGTTCTTTCCTATTTTTGAAGAATTTAGAAAGGATATCAAAGAAACTTTTACGACAATTCGTGTTATTGATTATCCTCACGCAGAGGCTGACGATATTATAGCTGTACTTTGTAGAGAAGAGTTAAAAGCTAATCAAAATATTATTGTTTCTACAGATAAAGATTTACATCAATTGCTTGTAGAAAAGAATAATCAGCAATTTGACCCAATCAAAAATGCTATGGCAAATTGTATAAATCCTCAAAGGGAACTGGATCTTAAAATTATAGCAGGTGATAAAAGCGATGGAATACCAGCAATTAAGCCAAGAGTTGGAACAGCAACGGCTGAAGGTATTTTACAAAGAGGAGTAGAGGATTTTCTTGAGGAAGAAGGAAATGAAGAAGTCAAGAAAAACTATATAAGAAACCGGGTTTTGATTGATTTCAATTATATTCCGAAGGATTTAGCTAAGGGGATTATAAATACATTTTGTGAGTATCCTATCCAAGAGATAGAAAGCTCCAAGATAATGAAATTTTTCTCAACCCATAGATTGAACAAGATGATGGAAGACTGGACAAATTTCGGTCCTTTGATTAAGTCTTTGAAATAAGGATTAAATGCGAAAAAATAGAGACGGTTTTTATACTGGTGAGTATGTTGTTGAAAATAAAGAGAAATATACCGGGATTAAAAACCCTAAATGTAGGAGTTCCTGGGAACATCGCTTCGCTCATTTTTTAGACCACCAACCACAAGTCAAAAAATGGTCTTTTGAGTCAATCATAATAGAATATTTTTTCCCAATAGACAAAAAAATTCACCGATATTTTCCAGATTTTTATTTTGAAGAAGAAGAAAATGGTGGTAAAGTTAGAAAATTTCTAATTGAAGTTAAACCAAAAACACAAATATTTACTCCGAAAGAACCAAAGAATAACAATAACAAACGAAGATTGAGGTATCTATATGAAGCACAAACCTATGTAAAAAATAGAAGTAAATGGGAAGCAGCAGATTTATATTGTAAAAAATATGGTTATGAATTTAGAATAGCATCACTTGTAAAAAATAAGGGGAATGATATATGGAAAGTCTTTTCTTTAAATCAGATCTAGCATATGAAAATTGGAAAAAGAAATATCAATTCGGTGATGAAACACCAATTGGGACTTTTGAAAGAATAGCTAAATCATTAGCTTCTATTGAAAAAAATCCAGAAGAGTGGGAAGTTAAATTTTTAAAGACGCTTGTTAAATTTGATGAAGAAGGAAATGCCATCGGATTAAAGTGTACTCCCGGTGGAAGAATAACAGCCAATGCTGGTACGACTTTCGGTAAAGCAACGCTAATGAATTGCTTTATCAATGGTCCTGTTAGAAACGCTGAAATTAGCTACATTAGAAAGTCAGAAGATAATTCCATAGAACACAAAGTCAAAATTAAAACCTCAGACACACCAGACGATTTAATCAATATTTTCTTGACAATTTTGGAACAAGCAAAGACACTGGCTTCTGAAGGTGGTTATGGAATTAATTTTGAATTCATCAGACCCAGAGGTTCTTTGATTAAAGGTACTGGTATTAGACATCCTGGTGTTGTTTCGTATATGGATATATGGGATTCTGTATCAGAATGTATTGTTAAAGGTGATAATGATGGTTACTCCGATACAATAAAAAATTACCTTACTAAAGAAGAAATTGAAGAAATAACATCTGTTGTTAAGAAGCAAACTAGAAAAGGGGCTATGCTTGGAGCCCTTCCTATTTGGCATCCTGATATTGAAGAATTCATTAGAGCAAAACAACAATCAGGAAGACTAACAAAATTTAATATTAGTGTTCTAATTGACGATAAATTTATGATAGCCGTTGAAAATGATGATATGTATGATTTGCATTTCAACGGGAAAGTCTATAAAAAAGTTAAAGCTAAAATGTTATATGATTTGATTATGAAGTCCACATACAACCGTGCGGAACCTGGGGTACTTTTTTATGACAACATGCAAAAGAACAATCCAATATCATATCTAGGCAAATTAAACTGTACTAACCCTTGTGGCGAAATTCCCGGCAACCCTTTCTTATCAACAGTCTGTCTTCTTGGCTCTATAAACCTAACTCAATACGTCTACATTGATGAAAATAAAAAATCTCAGTTTGATTGGAATTCTTATGAAGAAGATATTATTAATTTTACTAGAATGCTTGACAATGTAAACGACTTGACAACTCTTCCATTACCTTCATATGAATGGGCTGTAAAAAATAATAGACAGTTTGGTATGGGACTTCTTGGTGTAGGTTCAGCTTTATTGATGTTGGGTATTAGATATGGAAGTAAAGACTCTTTGGATTTTATTGAAAAGCTAAACAGAACAAAAGAAAATTTGACGTGGCAATCCTCTGCTAAGCTAGCCGATGAAAAAGGAGCCTTTCCTTTATTTGATATGGAGAAGTTTACAAATACAGAATATTTCAAATCAGATAGACTTGATAATGAAACAAAAGAACTCATAATGAAATATGGAGTGCGTAACGCAAAGACAACTACTAATCCACCTTTGGGAAATACTTCTGTTATCTGTGGTTGTTCTAATGGTATTGAGCCTATTTTTGATTTGGAAACAGAAAGAAAAGTAATTTGTGATTGGCCAGAAGGATTGAATTCATTCAACGTCAAGAACTTACTGAATCAAAAACAGGAGAAAGATTTCGTTTATTGGACTGGTGATTATAACGGTAAGAAATATTATTACGAACCACATAACAGGGGACTTTGTGAAGTTCATGTAGTCAGGGATTTTGGTTACCAGTGGGTTCTTGATAATAAACCTGAAATCAATCTCAAAGAAGTTGATTATGTTGTTACGACTAAAAATTTAGAAATTGAAGACCACTTGGATGTTCAAGAAGTCGTCCAAAGAAATTGCAATCAGTCAGTTTCAAAAACGTGTAATCTTCCTAAGAACTTTGCGTTTTCAAAATTCAAGAGCCTCTATATGGAAGCTTGGAAAAGAGGATTGATTGGATTTACAACATATAGAGAAGGTTCAATGGAGTCAGTTCTTTCATCACTAGAATCGGCCGAAGAAAAAAGAGAAATTATCAAGAAGGATATCAAGCTCCCAGAAGTGTTTATAAATGGGCCGACTTCAACAATCAAAAGAGAAGGTGCTAAGTTCTACATTCATTTTAGTTATCTTCCAGATGACAAGTCAATGAAATATCCCGTTGCTTTTTGGATTTATACTAATGATAAAAAAGATTCTATTGCTTGTAATAGAGCTTGTAAGTCTCTTACAAAGTTGACTCTTGGTGTTGGAATTGACCAAAAAATAATTGATGATGTTTGGGAAAAATGTTTAGGAGACTCACCCCACAATAGACTTGCTCGTATGGTATCACTTTGCCTAAGACATAATGTACCAAGAGAAGATATTTTAGTTTCACTTACAGGAATAGAAGGAGATAACATATCAAGTCTTCTTACTGCTGTTCGTAAATTTATTGGAAAGACTATTGAAAACGGAAGAGAAATCGTTGGAATGAATTGCCCAGAATGTAAATCAACATTAGTAATGGAGAGTGGTTGTACTGTTTGTAAAAATTGTGGATGGGCCGGTTGTAGCTGATAAATTTTTTATTGACATTTAGAATTGAATATGGTATAATTATGTTGTACATTTGAAAAGGAGTTTATTATGGCATTAGTTAAAATCCACAAAGATGGTATTATCAAAATATCACAAGAAGCTTTTGAAGATTTATTAGAACAATTCGATGTTTCTTTTTGTATTAAAAAGGATTCGATTGAATTTGAAACACCTTTTGAAAAAAAGACAATGAACAGTGAAGAAATTCAAATAGAACTTTCTGATGAAGAATTCCTCGCATTAGCCAAAATAGCCCACGAAAAAGATATTACCCTCAATGAGCTTTGTAACCAAATTCTCCGCGAACAAATTGAAAAACTTGAAGTCGAGGAAAACAATGGTTGATATAAATTCTTGGATAGAAAATTATAGAGAAGAAGAAAGAATTCGTTGCCCTCATTGTAATTTTGATGCTTCCTACGATGGGAATGGTTTTGAAATGTATGAACATGGAATTAAAATATCTTATCAGGGTTGGCCTGACCAAGAAGATATTACAATAGAATGCCCGTCTTGTGAAGAAGAATTTAAAATTAGAGAACATGTTAGAAGGACTTTTGATACTTGTAAAGTTAGGGAGGAATTCGAATGAACAAACGTTGCTTTCTTGGTGGAACATGTAATGGTTCAAAATGGAGAGACGAACTAATTTCAAAATTAAAAATTGATTACTTCAATCCAGTAGTTGATGATTGGAACGAAGAAGCCTATCAAAAAGAATTATATGAAAGAGAAAATTGTGATTATGTTCTTTATGTGATTACCCCCAAAATGAGTGGTGTTTATTCAATAGCTGAAGTAGTTGATGATAGTAATAAAATACCACAAAAAACAATTTTCTGTATAATTGAACAAGAAGAAGATCAAAATTATGCTGGGAAATTTAACAAAGGACAAATGAAATCACTTGAAGCAGTTGGTAAAATGATTGAAAAAAATGGTGCTAAATGGTTTAAAGATTTGAATAGTATCGCTGAATATTTGAATAAAGGGGTTTGATATGAACGAAAAATATAGAATCAATTTTAATGAAATTATCGGAGTCCAACAAGAAAAAGAAAAATCATATGCGATTAGAATTGTTTATGCAAACACTGATGAAAATAAATCAGAGGATATTTCTACCTGGCCTACTCTTAAACTTCTTGTTAAAGAACATAATATAATTAAATCAGATTATAAACAATTTGAATCTGATGTTTTAAAAGAAATTATTACTAAAATCGATGAAATTGCAAAACACCGAATAGATTCTAATGAGAAAGATTTTGCCCTCAATATTATGCATTTATCTAATAAAATAGCAATTACTACAAGACGAGGTCCTGGTAACTTTGCAATATTTTCCGAAGACCTTTATGAAAAATTTGTTTCTATACATTCAAGCGCTATTATTCAGAGTAATATTAAAATATTTGCTTCACCATATCTCAACCAAAAAGTTATAATTGGATATAAAGGCCCTGGTAAATCTGATACCGGGTTAGTTCTTAATATGAGTAAAGATAATTCACAATATCAATTGATAAACATTGAAGGCGCAGAAAAGTATTATGCGGTTTTGGAGGTTAAATGAAAATTCTTAAAAATGATGGAAAGTTTGAAGTCTTAACAAAACCAGAAAATGTAATTAGTGATATAGCAACAGCCGCTAGGACTTGCTATCAATCTCAAGACAAATCAACCCCTGAAAGTGATTTGAAACTTGTTAAGAATTTAATGGAAAGAGAACACCACGCGATGTTTGAATTTTCCCATCTTAATGTTAGGTTCAGTGATGTGTCTCGTGGTTTTACTCACGAAATGGTAAGACATCGTTTATGTTCATTTGCTCAAGAGTCTACAAGGTATGTTGATGAATCTGATTTGCATGTTGTAGTTCCTCCACATAAAGATGAACAAGATTATACAGATTCAACAATGAATTTTAGAGAAATGTTAGAAACATCTCAATTGCATTATAAAGATTTAAGAAGAAGGGGTTGGAAACCAGAAGACGCTCGTCAAGTCCTTCCAATCGCAACACGTTCTCAAATAGTTGTTGGTGCTAATGTTCGTGAATGGAGACATATATTTAAAATGCGTTGTGACCATTTTGCTCATTGGGAAATACGTGCTGTAATGTTGAACCTTCTTCGTTGGTGTCAGGAAAATATTCCTGTTGTGTTTGATGATTTTAAGTTCTTTACATTGGGTGAAAAAGAATATGCTCGGCCAATAATGCCATCAAGAAATATTGCAGAAAGAATGAAAGAAAACCAAGATTATGAATCTATTATTAAAAGTCTTCCAGAATTAGACCAAATAAAGATTTTTGAAATACTTAAAGAAAAACAATGGAGGTAAGATGGAATTTAAAGAATATCAAAAACTAGCTTCACAAACAGCCATTTATCTTGACAAATTTAAAGCTATGGGATATGAAAAAATACCAGCGACTGTTATGAAGTATTTAGGTATTTCATATTGCGCAAACGGTCTTGGTGAAGTTGGAGAAATTCAAGGGAAAGTTAAAAAAATTCTTCGTGACCAAGGTGGTGAAATTAAAGATAACAATGTTCAAGACTTGAAGAAAGAACTTGGTGATGTTCTTTGGTATGTCGCTGCTATGTGTACTGAACTCGGTTTGTCAATGGATGAAGTAGCTGAAGGCAATATTGATAAGTTATTTGACAGAAAGATGCGAGATAAGCTTTCTGGGTCTGGTGATGATAGATAAAAAATATATTGACAAAATGTAAAGAATATGTTATCATTTAGATATAAAACATTAACAAAGGAGTTATCCTATGTCAAAAGTCCAGTATAACAGTGAATTATTTGATTTGTTAAAAGACCTTACGTCAATTAACACTCAAGTCGTTTTTGAAAAGGACGAGGAAGGAAAGATTAGCGTTAAGAGAGCAGACAGCGAGTCTACAATTGCCTACCAGTTGAAAGCACCGGCAAACTATTTTGAATTTGAAGCAGATCAACTTGCTTTCTACAACTATCCAGAGTTCTATCAGTATTTCAAAGCTCTTGGTGAACCAGAACTGTCAATCAACCAGAAGAGTATAACTTTGAAGGAAGGAAGTTCCAAAACAAATTATCTTCTTTCTAATCCAGAATCCATCCCCGATGGTCCAAAGTCAATCAATTTCAAAGACCCAGATGTTCGCATTGAGTTGTCTGCTGAAGATCTTGACGAACTTCTTAAGATGATTGGACTTATCAATTCAAAAAAGGCAGAAGTTACAGGTAATGGAGAAGAGTTGACAATCAAAGTTTTCAATAATCTTCATAGCAACACATTTGAAAAGAAATTCAAAGCTGAAAATCTTTCAGAATTTAATGGTGAAATTGACTTTGTGATGTTTTCGACAACATTTAGTAATCTTCCTTCAAAAAGAAATTATGTAATTGAAATAAAATCACAGGGATTTATTAAAATTTCTCTTGTTGATGAAAATATCAAACTTGATATTTACACTGGCCGTGTTAAATCATAATTTATTTTTCAAAAGGAGAAAATATGTCAGAAGAAAATACCGATAAACTTCCAGAGGAAGTAAAAACAATTGAAGAGTCTAATGTTGTTGAAGAACATCACCAATCTTCAGAAGATTCTCAAATGTTTGAGCCAGAATCCTTTGATGATGAATATGAATCTGGTGAAGGTCTTCTTACTGGAAATCAATACGATATTCCAGATAGTGCCGACACATTCGTTGATACTACTGATGGTAAAGTTATCAATAAGAAAGACCTTACTCCTTTTGATATGATTAAGGCCATCGCAAAAGAAAATGGAACTGAACTTAAGAAACCGGCTAATGGTTGTAAACATTGCTATGGAAGAGGTTTTGAAGGTTTGGAAACATTAACGAAGATGCCGATTCCTTGTCGTTGTTTGTTCCGTGGTCGTAACGATGAGTCCGATGAAATGTACGATTCACAGAAAATGAACAAAAAGATTTCTAGAGCACAAAAACGTAGAATGGCAATGGCACTAAGAAAGCATTTTGAAATGCAAAGAAAAGTTATGAAAAGAAGATTGGCAGAAGGAAAATCTTTTACATCAGAGGATGAAGAAGAAAGTAAACCTACCAACCAGCTTGTCAACAAAGTCCTTAAAGAATATCTGAAACAGAAATCTTTGAAGAAGACTTCTATTGCAATGAAAATGACTTTGACAGAAACCAAGAAGATTATTAAGGAGAATAAACCCAAGCTTGAAAAAATTGAAAAGAAAAAAGTAAAGGAGAAAGCATGAGTAAGAAGCAACTAAGCTATACATTGTGGGTTGAAAAATATAGACCCACTTGTGTAAAGCAAGTTCTCCTTCCACCTGAAGTTAAAGGTTTCTTTTTGAAACTTGTAGAAGAGGGGGAGATTCCAAATCTCCTCCTTTATTCTTCAAGTCCTGGAGTTGGAAAAACCACAATTGCAAAGGCATTAGCAGCCGATATTAAAGTTGATAGTATTTACATCAACATGTCTCTTGAAAGTGGTATTGATACTCTGAGAAACCGAATTTCAAAGTTTGCTACTTCATATTCTATGTTTGGTGAAAATGAAGGTGGAAAGAAAATTTGTATACTTGACGAGTTTGACGGTTCAACTCCAGCCCTTCAAGCTGCTATGAGAGGGTTCATGGAAGAGTTTCAAGATAGTTGTCGGTTTATATTGACTTGTAACTATGTAACAAAAATCATTGAACCATTGAAGTCAAGATGTCAACAGATAGATTTCAATATGATGGATACCGAATCCCAAAAACATTTATCTCCTATCATATCTCAAAGAATTTGTGGTATTTTGAAGAACGAAAAGGTTGAATTCAAACCAGAAACTGTGAATAAAATCGTTGAGACTTTCTACCCAGATATTCGCAGAATGATAAATCTTTGTCAACAATATTCCAAGACTAATGGGATAATTGATTCGGGGATTTTTGATGTTGAAAAGGTTGATACTGAGTTTTATCAAATGATTTTGAATAGAAAACTTACTGATGCTAGAAGGTATGTCATTGAAAGAAATTATAATTTTGATGAAATGTATCGTAACTTATTTGACAACTTGGTTCCGATGATGGAAAAATCCAAGCAGGCTCAAGCAATTCTTATCATAGCAGAATATATGTATAGAAACGCATTTGTTATAGATAAGGAGATAAACTTTACGGCTGCATTGCTTGAGATAATGGGGATACTATGATAAAACTTTTTTGTGATTGTTGTGGTAAAGAAATAGTTACCCATAATGATAAACATAAATTTAGTTGGAAATGTCATTTGAGCGATACTGTAAATGGTAAGATGAGCGAATATGAAATAATTTCTACTGATGGTAAATATCATTGGGCTTCCGAAAGAGAAGATGCTGCTGAACTTTGTACTTCTTGTTATAATGAAATAGTTTTACTTTCAGTAAAGAAATATTTTGAAATGAAGGAGAAGAATAATGGATATCGAACAATTGATAGAAAAATGGAAAAATAAAACCAAAATAGATAAAAATCTTTTAGAAACATATAAAAAAATTAAAACGTCGTTTGTTAATTCACCAGAATGTTTTGATGAACAGTGTGAAAAAATAGATATTAATAATGATTTACAAAAAGAAATAAATAAAATGGATCGAATTGTTATGTTTACATTATTGTTTAACGAACTGGGTATTAATGATAAAAACGAAAAAATCGCAATTATTAAAGTTTTGGATGGATATTATCCAGATGATAATATACTTAAATGATAATTTTAAGTTATAGGAGAAAATAATGTCTAATTTTAAATGTATAATTCCAAGAATAAATGATACTAAATTTCAAATGTTTGCTGAACCTTCTATGAAAAAAATAGGAGTACAAGCTCTCCAAGTCTTTGACAAAGATAAAGAAAAACCAGAAAATATTTTTAAAAAATATAATGCTGGAATAGAAGCAGCTATGAAAACAGAATTAAAAGATGATGATATTATAGTATTCATTCACGAAGATTTAGGAATTGTAGATAATTTATTCAAAGAAAAAGTTGAACTAATATTTTCAGAAAAACCAGAAGTTGCTATTATTGGTATCGCTGGCGCTATAGAAATTACAGACCGCGGGGGTTGGTGGATGACAACCCCGGATAAAATGCGTGGACATCTTTTACAAGGAAAAGAAGGTAGTGGTCATGGAGAAGGGTTCCATTTACAAAAAGGTGCAATAGGATACTTTGATGATTTAGTTTGTGTAGATGGTTGTATTATGATTACTAAAGGAAAATTCATTAAAGAAGGATTGGCGTTTGATGATAAAACTTTTGACTCATCAGATTTTTACGATTTAGATTTTTGTTTTAGAGCGCAGGAAATGGGATATAAAATTGTCGTAGCTGATATTTTGGTGTACCATCAATCATCTGGTATGGGTGTTTTTAATGATGCGTGGAAAGAGTCTAAAGATAGATTTATAAAGAAATGGAGCGATAAGGGACTTGTAATGCCTTTTACTCGTGACCAATTTAAAATGAAAGAAATTCAATCGGAGATTGTTGAAATAGATATTTAAAAAAATATAAAGG